GTAAATTTCATTTTGGTATAAATCGTTCCCTCGTTAACTTCTTCTTTGTATTTTGAAATGGGGATAACCCTAAAATCACAACTAACTCTTGTGTTTAAAGTGTTATTTGGTTTATTACCATGAGTTAAATTACAACCATTCCACATTACAACCTGACCATAAAGTGTGTTCATTGGGGAGTAATCTCCTTTATCTTCTTCGGACTCAACCCAAATAGTATTTGATGAGTATGCGTCGGTAAAAGGTAAAAAGAAATTTAGCTCTTCAATGTTGTGTTTGTATGTTTTATCTTTGTGATATTCAAACACACCTAAATTATTTACCAATTGAGTTCTGAATGTGGGTATTTTTTGATACACAATGTCTTCACCAAATAATGGTTTTATAACATCATAAACAAATTCAGTGTATGTTGGTAAAAATTTATCCAATTGGGAATAATACATTTTGTGCCACTCCGTTGATTGGTCTGTTCCTTTTACAAACAATTCATAATTTTTTACTTCATGAATTTTTTCTAAATTTTCTTGATTTAAAACTTCCTGTATGATTTTTCTGAATGGAAATTTGTCGGTGTTGTAATCTACGAATTTCATATTTTTTGTTTTATTAAATTTTATTTAAAATTCTTCACCACACTTTCAATGTAATTAAAAATGTCTTCATTATAATGAGGAGATGCTCCGATAAAAAATACCTTATCCAATACTTTATTGGCTTCAGGGTATTTTGTATAATCATCTAAGAATTTGTACCCAGGATGAATTAAAATATTACCAGCAAAATAATTCCTTGTTTGAATTTTATTTTCTTCTAAAAATTCAACAAGTCTAGATTTTAATTCATAATCTTTACAAATAAACGGAGTTCCAAACCACGAAACATCAGATTTATCTAAAGTTTTAACCGCACTAACACCCTCAATATTATCTAAAAATATTTTTTCAATTGCATTCTTTGATATTTTTCTGTTAGTTTCGATTTCTTCAAATTTTTTCAGTTGTTCGATACCAATAGCACCCTGCAAGTCTAAAGGTTTTAAATTGTATCCCATGTTTGAAAACACATATTTGTGGTCAATATCTCCATGGTATGAATCCAACCATTTATCAAATCTTTTACCACATGTACCACAACTTAATAAATTGGCGGAACCAACACAATAACAATCTCTACCCCACCACGCCAAACTTCTCATAATTTTCATTAATTCATCATCATCGGTACAAACCATACCACCCTCACCGGTTGAAATGTGGTGTGCGGGATAAAATGAATTAGAAAACGCTACATAATATTCGTTTAAATATTTTTCACCCCATTTAGAACCTAAACTATCACAATTATCGCCTATTAATTTTAAATTATATTTTTCAGCAATTTCTATTAGTTTATCAAAATTAGGTGGGTTACCCAAAACCGGAGAAATAAATATCCCACGAGTTTTTTCGGTTATCTTACTTTCAATTTCCTCAACATTAAAATTGAGTGTGTCCCATTCTATGTCAACAAAAACAGGTTTTAGTCTGTTTTGATGAATTACTGATATTGTAGTTGCAAAACCAACCGGTGACACAATTATTTCGTCGTCATCATTCCAACCAAATCTAATTTTTAATGCGTTGATTAAAACCAAATTCGCAGATGAACCCGAATTAACCATTAGAGAATTTTTTACTTTGAATTTTTTTGAAAATTGTCTTTCAAATTTAAAAGTTTTTTCTCCTGCGGTTATCCATTTACCCGTTAATAAAGTTGAGATAGCCGAATTCATCTCATTTTCATCCCAATAAGGTCCCGAATAATAAATCGGAGTTTTACCTGGAATAAATTCGTCTCTTTTGTTATAAACAAACGGTATGTTTATATTTTTTAAATTAAAATCTGTCATATATATGATAACTACTATTGATAAGTATATTATTTTAGGTTTATTTCTTTTCTCTCGACCCAACCTCTTTCAGGTGAATGTGCCCAAAAAACAACTCTTGCCGGTTCTCTTTCAATTAAAAACATTTCTTCGTAATGAATCGGACCATCACCATTTAAAAACCTTTTTAAATCGTGACCATCAATATACTTACTATGTATTGACATACCATTTTCATCATCATATGCAACCAAAATGAAATTATAATCATCTTGTGGAAAGTCATGCCTATCAATATTCACTAAATAATAAAATGATTTCATGAATGATTCTTCCCATTCTTCATCACTATCATATTGTGGATTTGGTGGAAAATTATCTTCAACTGTCCACTTTTGAAACGCTCTTTTTTTGAAATGGATTCCTGCATATTTTTCATAATCTCTAATTGTTCTTACAGTACCAAGTCCATATGGACCTAAGTCATGTCCATTATCCTCTGTTTCTAATAATTGTCTAATTCTTGAACGAGCAATATCATTTCCTTTCCACCACATACTTTCACCTCTTTTATGTTGGTCATCCCAAACAAGTTTTCCCGCTCTTTCTTCTCTCATTGTTGCGTGCCAAATAACAACTTGATGTGGGTGAAACAAATCATACCCATAAGTAAAACTCCTAACTGATAGATTTAACTCTTCACCAGCGAAAAAGATATTTGGGTCATGTCTAACTTCTTTAGCCCATTTATTTGGACCAAAACAAAAATGACCACTTATAAATCTGGCGGGATATGGTTTGGTTAAATGTTTCCAACCACCCTTAACACCAGATGGTCTAATGAATATGGTTCCATGAGGATAAAAACATTCGGCTCTTGAAAACCAAGGTTCCTGTACTCTCTTTTCAGGGTCATTAAATGGGTCGTAGTATGGTAGGTACCCACAAATCAACGGATTATGACCATCGTTTTTTAACTCATGATACCAACTAATTAAAGTTGAGTCCCAATTTTCAGTAAATCTGTGGTGTGAATCTAATTGACAAACAAATTCTTCGTCATCGAGCAATTCTTCATTTATAACTGAACGAGCGTACGCTAACCCTTTGGCTTCTGTATAATGAATGTCCTTTATTTTAAATCTTGGGTCATCTCTATACTCGTCAACATTATCAAACCCATCTTCAGGATTAAATTGTCTACATATACCAAAATGAATCCTTTCGGGAAATTCGGCGTTCTCTAACGCACTTTTAATTGTTGGTATTAATTCCGGTTCTCTATATGCTGGTAAATGAACTAATATTCTTTCCATATATTTTAAATTTTAAAGTTTTCCTTCTAATCTTGGTCCAAAACCATGTTCTTCAGAGTGTGGCCAAACAATCCATTTGTACGGTCTTTTTGTTGTTTCAAAACTTCTCCATATCTTACAATACCCATCCACATCATTTTTCATTCTCTTTATTTCTTCAGGTCCGGCATCTTGTCTAAAGATTTCATTTTCGTTTTCATCAAGAAAGGCTACAGCCCAAAAAGTATAATCATCATAAGGAACATCATGATAACCAACATCAATACAGTGTTTAAATTGATAGGTAAAAGAATTATCGTACTCTATTTGGTCTTCAATTTGTGGGTTTGGTGGGTTATTATAATCTAATGTGTATTGTTGTACCGCTCTTTTCTTAAAAGAGATACCAGAATATCTTTCATATTGTTCTAATGTCCTATTTTTACCAAAACCAAATTCACCAAAATTTAATTCTTTACCATCATCCTCCATTCCGAACAATTTTCTATTCTTATAGTGACTGTATTCATTTCTTTTATACCATTCTGTATCATCATCCCATTGTTTTGTTGAACCCTTTCTTGTATAATAGTGCCAAATTAAAACTCTGTGTAGGTGAAATAAATCATATCCATGTGTATACGCTCTTACTGAAATTGAAATCTCTTCTCCATGAAAATAATATTCGGGGTCATGTTGAACTTCAAGAGCGAATTGTCCTAAAGTGAAACAAAAGTGAGCGGAGTAAAATCTTGCTTTTATTGGTTCATCCCTTTCCTTAAAATCATCAATTGATGCTGGTAAAAAATGAACGTTACCATCGGGACTGAACCTATCAAAATTCATTTTCCAAGGAACATCTAAACGACCTTTAGGGTCATTTGTTGGTTCATATGATGGGATATATCCCGTTAACATTGGTTTTTTAAAACCTTTATCCTGTAATTTTTTCAACTCACTGATTAACTCCGAATCCCAATTTTTGGTGAATCTATGGTGTGAGTCTAACTGTAAAGTATATTTTTCACCACTATATTGTTGTTGCAATAGATATCTAGCCCAGCAAGGACCTTTGGCTTTTGTGTAATCAATGTCAATTATTTTAAAACGAGGGTCACACTTATACTCATCTAAATTATCCCACTCATCTTCTTTAGAATGTTGCCATGCAATTGAAAAAACTAAGTTTTCAGGGTGTTTGGCTTTCTTAATACAATCTTTTAATGTGGGTAAAAGTTCATTGTCCCTATAGGCTGCTATTTGTATAAAAATTTTTTCATTATCCAACATGATACCGATTTTTTAAAAATTTAATCAATTATTGGTTCATTGTCAAGTACAGTTTGTTTTTTCTCTTTTTTTTCATATACTTTATACATAACTAAAATAAATGAGAGAGATATACCAACCAATCGTTATTGAAAAAGCTAACATACTGGTATCTGTACTTAGAGAATCGGATTTTTTCTTGGAATACGAAATAGAAGACGAATCATATGCCATGACTTATTTTTGTGATAAGTTAACGGAAATGTTTATCAAGGGAGAACTTGATGATTCAATTGAAGACCTATTTCATGAAGATGAGATGGAAAAAATTCTAAGAGAAATTGTTGCGGGTAGTTTACTTTACGAATTACAATCCAAAGGAATTATAGATTCAATAGAGGATGAAAACAACGAGGAAAGATTTTTTCTAACCGAAAAAGGTAAAAAAATAGCAAACAGTAAAGATGGGTTAAATAGTTTAGATTTGGAAGAATAATTATTTATTCTTCTTTTCTTCAACCTGACTTTGATTTGAAGACTTTCTATGTAGTCTAATTTTATTTTTTAAAACTTTAAGGGTTGTTTGGGCCTCACCTAAATTATCGGATATGTTTTTCACCCTACCATTGGTCACAGTCTTTAACCCATCGGGTATTGAATCTTGCAACTGCCTCAACTCCTTAATTGTTTCAGACAATTGAGATTCCAGTTCATCTATTTTAAACTGAACTCTATTATAATCATTTCTATTAACCTTGGAAACCTCTTCAGATAAGATATTCCTAAGTATATCTAATACCGTACTTTCGTTTATTTTGTTAGACTCCATATCTTATAAATATCTTTATTTAGGTGTTTGGTAATTTGGAAAATTTTATCTACCTTTTTAATAAATAACACAAAAAAGAATTAAAATGCAATTATTTGATTTTGATGACATTCTGATTGAACCATCTACACTAACAGACATACGTAGTCGAAAAATGGTCTCATCAAGATATGAAAATGGTATGTTACCAATAATGACAGCACCTATGGACACTGTCGTTGACTTACAAAACCAAAACTTATTTAGAAAAAATGGTATTTTACCGGTTTTACCGAGAATTAAAAATCCAACAGAGGATTGGGTTGATACAGAATTGTTCTTATCATATAGTTTGGAAGATTTTGAAAGATTATTTATACAGTCAACAATCAGAATCCCAAAAGAAACATCCGTACTTGTTTTAATTGATATTGCTAACGGACATATGAGAGACCTTCACACAATCTCCAAAGAAGCAAAGAAAAAATACGGAAGTGAAATTACATTAATGGTTGGTAATGTTGCAAATCCCGATACTTTTTATGAATACTGTTTATCGGAGGTAGATTATGTTCGTATTGGTATTGGTAACGGGAATGGTTGTTTGACAACCGTACAAACAGGTGTTGGTTACCCAATGGCATCATTAATACAAGAGTGTAATAAAATAAAAACAGGACAGTC